CTCGGCCTCGAGCTCCCTGCGGATCGACTCGTAGTCGTCGACCAGCTTTGGCTGCAGGCTGCACCGGCAGTTCGGGTGCAGCGGCGGTCCGTCGATGTCCTCGTAGTCGAGCGCGAGCGACCCTCCGTCCGCTCCCGTCAGGACATCGCCTTGCTTGAGGAACGGCTCCCCGATGGCGACGCTGTTCTGCTCGAACTGCTGCGCCATCGCCTCGCAGAACTCGCAGGGATCGGGAGCGAGCACCCAGCTCTTCCCCTCGACGAGCCCGCTCGACCGCCACGCCTCGACCTCGGCGCTGCGGCTCGCGCGCTGCGCCTCCGTGCGCGCGATCATGACCGCGCGCGAGCGCGTCGTCCTGTCGGGATCGCCGCGCGATCCTGCCCACTCCTCCACGCGGTCCGCGAGCTGGTCTATCGTCTCGCCTTCCTGCAGGCCGTCTCCGAGGATGCTGGACACGCGGACGGCCGTGTAGCGGTTCACTCCCGCCGCGGCCTGCCGCGACAGCCTGACGCTCTCCGATCTAACGTAGGCGTCGAGGTCCTCGTTCGGCGCGGTGAATGACGGGCCGCCGCCGGCGATCTCGCTTACGGTGCGCTGTCCGACGATCAGGCCGTCGCGGATCGCCGTCTCTAGGTACGGCCGCATGGCGTCCACGATCTCTCGGTTCCACTTGGCGCTCATGAGTAGCGTCTCGACCTTGACCGTCAACTCCTGGCTCGGAGCGCCTCCGGCGCGGATCGCCTTGAGCGCCTCGCGCACCTGGCGCTGAAGCACCTTGTCGACGGCCGAGGCGATGCGCTCCTCCGGCTCGGACGGCTCGTCCTGCTTCCGCGCCTTCGTGAGCACGGACTCGGACCAGAGAGCCTTGTGCGAGACGCCGTTGAACGCCTTTCGCGGCTTGAGCGCCGGAGCCGCGTTGTCCTTCGGATCGCGCGAGTTCGCGTAGATCAGGTTGACCGCCTCATGGACGGGAAGCTTCGACTCCTTGCCCGCAGAGTCGCGGATCGTGACCGTCGTTCCGGTCGCAGCCGGCTTCCATGATGTCATCTCGTAGCCCATCGACCGCAGCGCGCTCGTAGCCTCGTCGATCCCGAGCTTGCGCGGGTTCGGAGGAAGCTTGACGTTGTGCTCCTTCGGAGCCGCGACGCCTCCTGACGGCGCGTCACCCTTCGCTGGCTTTCCGGCTCCTGCGCGCGGCTTCTTCGGCTTCGATGCAGCAGGCTTTTCGGCCGGCTTGGAATCTCCTCCACCCCCACCGCCGCCTCCACCTCCGCAGGTATTGCCTTCCTCAAATCCCTCGCTTCCGACGCCGCAGTTCTTCTGCTCCTGGTCGTCCTCGAGATCCAACTCCTCGAGCATCTTCGCGAATAGCTCTGCGGTCATCTCGATCTCGTCGCCTTCGTCCGCTGAATCCGAGCATCCACAGCCGCATCCGCACTTCGGGGAAATCGACTTCGACACGCGGACGGCGCGCTTCTCGCGCTCTCGGTCGAACTGCTCGACCTTGCGACGAGCCCAGGCCCATCCGTCGTCGCCTCCCCAGCCGTTCCAAGCCTGCCAGCCCTTGCCCTGCTCGTCCCACGTCTCTCCCTGCTTGTCCGATTCATGGCGCTCGAAGTAGGCGAGCATCCTTCGGACCGTGTCCTCCGACAGAGGCTTGCGGTTCATCAGGTCGCGCGCGCGAGCGATGCCGACGGCGGTCATGCCGCGCTGGCTCTCCGGCTTCCGCGCGCGGACGTCGAGCGCGCGGCGCGCGTTGTCCGCGACGGACTGCGGCGGCCGCGTGTCGATGTCGGAGATCGCCTTCGTCGAGCGCTCAGGCAGCTCGGCGACGGCTTCCTCGAGCGACTTGCCGGAGCACATCGAGTACGCGATCGCGACCGCTTGGTCCTGCTCATAGCCTTCGTCGAGCAGCTTCGGGATCTTCTCCGAGACGCAGTCGGAGAGCGCGTCCTTCGCCTGCGGCTCCGCTGACTCCGCGTCGATTCCCCAGACATGGTCGGCCTTCTGCACGGCGTCGGCCGACGCTGCGGGAATCGGAAGAGGAGCAGGAGAAGGAAGAGGAGCAGGCATCGCGGCTGCGCCGCCAAGAGGCTGTCCGTTGAAGAGCAGGCGGTCGGCGAACTCGTCGTCGACCGGCTCGCGGCCCTCCTCCTTGCGCGCCTCGTAGACCGTGCGCCAGCCGCCGGCGACGGCCGTTCGCCGCTCCTCGAGCTCGAAGCGCCTGTCGTCCTGCACAGGGTTGTCGTAGGCGAGGAACGCATCGTCCTCGAGCCCGAACATCGGCAGCAGGCTCTGGTTGAGCACCTCCTCGTCCATCCTGAGCATTGGGAGGATCGTCATCTCGCGCCACTGCGCGTAGCCGGTCGTCGCGCTCGCGAGGTTCGGGTCGTTCGCCTTCAGCATCGAGACGGGAACGCCGAACACCGCGGAGATCTCCTCGACGATCTCGTCGCGTCCGCTCAGGTCCTTCGGCGGAAACGAAAGCGGCTTGATGTCCATGTCCGCGGTGGCGGTCAGGAACCGTCCGTTCCTGCTCTTGCCGCGGAGCTTGTCCTCGATCTCGGCGGTCAGCCGCGCGATCTCCTCCGGACCTGCGTCGCTCTTGACGGAGAGCAGGTAGTCTGGCCGTCCGCGGTTCTCGAAGAACGCGAGGTCCATCTCATGAACGGCCGCGTTCATGAGCGCCGCACCCCAGGCGGCCTCGACCTTGCCGAGCCCGTAGTAGAGGTTCGACGGATTCGGCCGCTTGAAGTGCAGGACCTCCTCCGGCGCGAAAGACTTGCGCGAGTCGCTCTTCACGCCGTAGCGATACGCCTCGATGAAGCGCTCTTCGCCAGGCACGATCTCGACGTACTGCGGAGGCATCGGGTACAGCTCGACTGGAATGCCGAGCGCCTTGTCCTTCACGACGTTCAGGTAGGCGTTCCCGCAGAGCTCGGTGTACAGAACCCGGAGCACCGTCGCGTCGTAGCCGTTCTGGTACGGGTTGACCTTCGCGAGCAGCTTCGTCACCGGATGCATCTCGGTGACCTCCTCGTAGCCCTCGCCGTACTCGGCGCTCTTCCTCATAGCGAACCGAGACGGACGCTGCTCGAGGTCGCCTGCGAGGTACGCCTTCGTCCTGCGCGACGGAGCGCGAGTGGACCAGAGCGCCTTGAGCGACGGGTTGCTGCGGACGTACAGGCGCAGCGGGACGCTCGCGACGGCGACGGCGTTGATCGACGCCGCGGCGTAGATCCACGAACGGTAGAACGCGACCGCCTGCCGCTGGTCGAAGTCGGGCCGCTTCGCGTCCCCGTTCTGGTTGACTGTCGTCGTCGCCTGCATCCACTTGGACGCGCCTGACGACTGCCGATCGGCTTGGAACGCGGCCTTGAGTCTCTGGAGGAGGTTCATCAGATGACCTTCATGAGCAATGGCTTTCGCTCCCTGCGGGCCATGACCGCGAGTGCAAGCGCGCAGACGCCGTCGTCGTGGCCGACGGTCGCCTCGTAGGAGACGGAACCCCTCCCCGAGTATCGGAATCCAAAGGCGTCGAGTTCAGAGCGGAGCCAGCCGTCGGGAAAGCGGATGTCCCTTGCCTGCACGGCGATCTGCAGCCCTTCCATCAGCTGCTGCTTCGACTGCGACGTGAACTTGAAGCCATTGAGCTTGCGGCAGGTCTTCCGCAGGTCCTCGACGATCGGGTCGCCGACGCCTGTCGAGTCGGCGAGCGCCGGCTTGTCCGCCACCATGCGCGCCAGCTTCTCGCGCGTGACCGTCCACGAAGCCTGCCATCGGTCTAGCCGGCATACGGCTCCGTCCCTGTCGAGCGCGACGGCGACCGTCCAGTCCTGCGACTTCGCGAGGTCGATCCCCCAGACCTCCGGCTCCGCGGTCGAGACTGGAGCGATGCAGGCGGCGATCGCGTCGAGTCCGAACGGATTGCCGCCGTCGTCGGCAGGGACTCCCTCGAACTCCTGCGCGAATATCTGCGGTGGAAGCATGCGCCGCGCCATCTCGACCTCGGCAGGGTCGAGGAACGGGTTGTCGCGGCTCGCGATGCGGAACGCGCGCCAGTCTCCCGACGTGTCGGCCTGCGCCTGGCAGAAGAGCTTGTGGAAGTCGCCGGTGCCCTTCGGCGTCCCGAGGAACAGCGCGCCTCCCTTCCTGTCCGTGAGCGTCGGGTAGATCGCCGCGCGCCATGCCTCGAGGAGCCCAGGCGCGAAGCCGGCCTCGTCGATCGTGACGCGCGAGTACGAGCGTCCGCGGCCTGCGTCGCCGTCCTCGAGCGTCCAGAAGTCGATGTTTCCTCCCGTGTGCAGCTCCATCCGCTTCTCGATCCTGTCAATCCTGCGGACGATCGGCTTGAGCATGCGCTCGAGCTCGCGCATCGGGTCTGCGAGGTACTTGTAGCTCGGCGCGAACCATCCGTGCGGACGGCCGTTGATCGCGTCCTCGGCGGCGAGCTGGATTCCGAAGAACGTCTTTCCCCAGCGGCGTCCGATCTCGAGGACGCTGAACCTCGCGAGCTCCGCGAGCACCGAGCGCTGCGACGGATGCAGGACGGACTCTATGGTCCGCATCCTCACCTTCACTCGAGCGCCTTCGGCGTGTACCGCTCGATCTCGACGACTTCGGACTTGAGCGTCTCCTCGACGCGGTCCTTCTGGCCGAGGACCTGCTTTCCGAGCCAGATCATCATGGTGACGTTGCCTTCGGCGGCCTTCTTCCACTGCATCCGGCGCAGGCTCGTCCGCATCTTCGCCATGCCGCGCTCGTAGGCGTCGTGCAGGTCCGTGCGCGTCTGGATCGTGCGGACGGAGCATCCGACGAGAACGGCGATCTCGTCCTGCGTGCATCCGATGGACGCAGCCGTCTCGATCTGCTTCTCGTCGACCTTGATCTTCGGACGGGCCATGCGTCAACATCCTCCCGCAGAGACATCGCTCCTCTTCCTCGCGCTCATGTTCAGGCTGACCCAGTGAGTCGAGGTGTTCGTACCGTACGCAGCGGCCTTCTCCACCGAGCAGAAGCCGGCCTGCTCCAGCATGAACGCGAGCTTCTGTCTCCAGAAGAGAGCAAAGTGAAAGTCATGCTTGTCGGTCTGTCCTCCGACGATGTAGCGCTCGAGGTTCGGATCGTCGCAGCCGTTGAACATGGCGAGCGCGATCTTCTCGAAGTCAGGGACCGCGACGTACAGTCGGCCTCCTGGCTTGAGAACGCGGTGCCACTCGATCAATGTCGGAAGCGTCTCGAAGTATCCGACGTGCTCGAGGACGTGGACCGCTCGAATCTCGTCGACGGTTCCGCTTTCGTAACGGATGCTCCGAGCGTCGTTGCCGTCCTTTATGTCCCACGGAAGCCATCCGGCCTCGAGCGCGCTTCCTGCTCCGATCTCCAGTCGGATAGCCTCCATCCGTCCTCCTAGCCGCCGAGGATCTCGTCGCGGCGCGCGGATGTTAGCAGTCCGACGGATACGAGGTACGCCATGCCGGCGATGGTCATCGGGTCGTCGCTCAAGACCTCCTGCGCGGCCTGCGCGAGCTGCTGGAAGTCGGCCACGTTTGGATCGGTGCTAGCAGCCGCGCGGAACGCGGCGCGCTCCTCCGCGGTGAACCGCAGGAGGAACTGGTAGGCGGTCCACGACTGCGGCGGCCTGTATGGACTCCCGCTGAACCGCGGGTTTCCGATCGGGTCGAAGTCCTGGCCGATCTCGCAGCGTTCGTCCGGCTCAAGCGCGACGAGGTACTCGGATGGACCGACAGGCGTGCCTTGCTCGGCCACGATGACGTTGATGACCTTTGCCGTCGTGCTGTCGATGATCGCCATTCGCATGATTAGCCCCATGCCCAGATGCAGACGTAGCCGTTGCCGCCATTGCCGCCTGCGCCGGCTGCAAAACCGTTTCGGCTTCCGCCGCCGCCACCGCCACCGCCACCGCGCACACCGTTGCCGCCGTTGGTCGCGGCCTGCGTAGTTCCCGCGCCGCCACCTGCGCCTCCGAATCCAGGACCAAACGGACTTGGATTATCCGTTGAATACTGTGGAGTCTGCGTCGGTCCTGCTGCGCTGTTGACAGCGCCAGCAGTCGCCACAGCGCCGGAAACGTTCGGATTTGAAATGCCGATGATGTTTCCCGACAATGTTTTTGCATTGACGTTGTTTCCTGCATATCCAACGTTTGCAGCATCGACACCTCCACCTCCTGCTCCACCACAAAGACCGTTTTGCAAACTTGGACTTACGGGAAGAGCGAAAGATGCTGTTCTACCTGCTCCTCCGCTTACTCCGGAAGAACCAGTCGATTCGAAAATGATGCAGGAAAGCGCAGTTCCTCCTGATCCTCCAGCTGTCGTGCCTGCGCCTCCTGCCTGTCCTGGAGGAACATACATGAACTTATTTATCGAGTCGCCTAGACGGACTTCGGTTGCGCCGCCAGCATTGCCTGCGCTTCCGTTTGTGGAATCCGCCGTTGCTGCAGCTCCACCCGTTCCGCCTGCTCCGATTATGACGGTCAGCGTCGTCGCGCCGTTGAACTCGGATACGTGGAAGTCCTGCAAAATCATGGAACCACTTGAGCCGCCGCCGCCGCTGCCAGCGATCGTAGCTGCCGCTCCACGTCTGCCACCGCCACCGCCGCCACCGCCGCTGATCGCCATGATTCGGACGAAGTTCGCTCCAGACGGAATGTAGTACGTCCCGCTCTGGTTGAACTCCTGCACGTTGAACGTACCGCCGACTCTGCCAGGGAATCCGAATAGACCTTCGTTCACAACAGCCCCGATTCGACCATGATGTTAAACGTCTCGGCGTTGTTCGTCGACGCACGCAGCTGCGCCGCGCCGCCTCCAGGAAGGATCAGTCCGACAAGCTCTCCGACTTCAGATCGGAAAGCGGCGACCGTCGTAGAAGGCGTGATCGCCGGAACGAGTCGCTCGCAGATGAGGCGGTTCGTCGTGCCGCTGTCGAGGCTGATGTAGAAGCGGATCACGCCGGCCGTCGTCGTTCCCGTCGCCTGCACGATCACGCGGTTGATTCGCTCGCCAACTCCTGCAGCTGCGCTCGCAGACGGTCCTGTCGCGACCGTTACGAGCGTGCCGCTGCCGTCTCGATTGGTGTTGGCCGTGCTGACCTGCGAGATGTCGATGGTCGGCTGTGCGGTAAACTGCGCTGTCGTTGCCATTAGATTATCCCCTGCTGATATGCCGAGATGATCGTGATCGGTGAATCAGCGCCGCTGCCGCCGCCGCTAGGTGTTGCCCAGGCTCCATCGCCGCGAAGAAATGTCGTGGAGTCTGCCGTGCCGGTCGCGCTGAGCTTGGCTACGGTCACGACTGAATTGTCGATAGTCCAAGTAGCGCCAGAAGACGAGACGGTGATGTCGCCTTTGTCCCCATCTGTCACGCCGCCGGAACCGCCGCCGATCTCGACGACCGTGCCGTTGTCCTTCTTCGTGAAGAGCTTGCCGTCGGCGGTGTTGATGGCGAGCTCGCCGGCGACAAGGCTTCCGGCGGACGGCGTCGCGCCTGTCGTGCTCGAGCGCTTGTGCTGGATCGTGTTCGCCATCGCCTAGCTCAGAAGGTCCCACCGTCGATAGTGATGCCGTCGAAGGTCGTTAGGTTCGTGATGCTGCCGCCGGTGATCGAGACGCTGCTTGCGGCCTGGGTCGCGATCGTACCCAGGCCGAGCGTCGTCCGCTGCGCAGCGGCGTCCACGTCGTCGAGGATCGCGCGTCCCGCAGAGGTCAGCGTCGTCACCGCGTAGGTGTCCGACGCCGTCGTGTAGATCATCCTGTCGGCGACGGTCGTCAGGCCGGCGATGGACGCCAGCGCCGCGTCGTACGCCTGCACGTCCGTGCCGATGGCGAGCCCGAGGTTCGTGCGCGCGCTGCCCGCGTTGTTCGCGCCTGTGCCGCCGTAGGTGATTCCGACGACGGTTCCCTGCCAGGTTCCCGTGCCGATCGTGCCGACGCTCGTCAGGCTCGAGCCCGTCACGCCTGACCCCAGCGTCGTGCTCGACAGGACGGACGAACCGTTGATGTAGAACGCCTTGCCGGTGAGCAAGTTCAGATGCTCGCTCGAGGTCCATGCGTCGGTGGCGTCGACCCAGTTGAAGGTCTTGTCGGTCGCACCCTTTAGCGTGATCCCGCCGCCGTCGGCCGTCGTGTCCGTCGGAGTCGCGACGTCGCCGAGCACGACGTTCTTGTCCTCGACGACGAGGTTCGTCGAGTTGATGTTGGTCGTCGTGCCGTTGACGGTGAGGTTGCCGGAGACCGTGAGGTTCGACGAGATCGTCCCGCCGGTGAGCGGCAGGTAGGTCCCCGAGAGATCAGGGATGTCCGCTCCGACGAGCGCTCGGAACGTAGGCGCTCCGGAGCTGCCGTTCGGTGCCGCGAAGACGAAGTTCGCCGTCTGCGAGGCGAGCGACAGCGCGATCGTTCCGGACGTCGTGATCGGGCTTCCGCTGACCGACAGGAACGAAGGCGCAGTCAGAGCGACGCTCGAGACCGTGCCGCCGCCGGCCGAGCTGACGGCCGAGTCCACGTAGGCCGTCGTCGCGACGGCGGTCGAGTTGTTCGACGCCGACTGCGTCGTCGCGGTGGCGCTCGAGCCGAGAGCGACGGTGCCGGAGAAGGTCTTGTTTCCCGTGATCGTCTGGGTGCCGCTCAGGCCGACGAACGCGCCGAGGCCGCCGATCGCCTCGATGGTCGTCGCGGTGCCTCCTGCGCCGCCTGTCCCCTTGCCGTAGTAGAGGACGTCGCTGACCTCGTTGAACGCGAGTTCCGCGTTCGCCAGGCTCGACGGCGCTCCCGATCCACCCGACGCGCGACGCTTGATCCGTACCGTGTTCGCCATGTTTCACCTCAGAAGTTGCCGCCGTCGACCAGCTCGGTCTGCGCGGTCTGCGTCCATTTCGACGTGCTTGTCTGGTACTGCAGGACGTCCTTGTCGGAAGG